CAAATCAAACGCAAGTTTTCGGGAACGGACAACGCTGGTCGCTTTGTTGTAACCTTCAACGACGATGCAGCCAAGGCCCCGACACTTGAACCGCTCACACCGAGCGACATGGATAAGCAGTTTGAGATACTGAACAAAGCCATTCAGCAGGAGATATTCATTGCCCACCGTGTAACCAACCCCATGCTATTCGGAGTCAAGACCGAGGGCCAATTGGGTGGACGCAACGAATTGGTCGAGGCTTACGAACTATTCAAGGCCACCTACGTCAACGACCGGGTGCAGAAGGTCGAAAGAATGATAAATTACTTGGGGTCTTTCAACGGTGTGGAAGGCATGGAGTTAATTCCTACCAATCCCATCACGGAGCAGTTGAGCGAACAGGCTCTCCTTCAAGCCATGACCCCAGCAGAACTGCGTGAGAAGGCAGGCTTGCCACCGATTGAAATCAAGACCGAATCAAGCGTTCAAGACGTTATCACGGCTATCAATTCACTCTCTCCGTTGGTTGCCAACAAGGTCTTGGAATCCATGTCAGCCAACGAAATTAGGGCCTTGGTGTCCTTGCCTGCAAAGGCAGAGGGTTCGGGTCTTGCAGGAGCAACTGCAGCCGTAGAGGTCAGCCCTGAACCTACTGCACCGCAAGGCTTGGCATCAAACGACAACATCAAAAAGTTGTCGGGCAGGGAGTATCAAAACCTGATGCGAATCGTGCGTCAGTATATGCAGGAGAAAATCACTCTTGAAATGGCTCGTACCATGTTGTCAGCCGGCTTCGGTCTATCAGCCCAAGAGATTGACACGATGCTCGGAGTGCAGGCCCAAGAGTTTAGCGAACCGACTTGGGGCGAAGAAGACGACGAAGACTACGGATGGGGCGACGAAGAGTTTAAAGTCTTGGAGGTTGTTGCAAGCAAGTTCGGATGCCATGCAGACAATTACCATGTGATGCACTCAAAGCCGATGCGGTTTGACACCAACATCGACGAAAACATCCGTTTAGCCTTTGCCGAACTGGGCGAAGAAGAGGTTGAACTTGACAAGAAGATTGAAGCCTACCGCAAGAAGAACCGGGACGCAAGCGTTGAAGAAATGGCCAAGGAGTTCGGAGTTAGCAAAGCGAAGATCGCCAAGCGTGTCGCCTACCTAATCACCAAGGACCGCTACCCAATCAGCCGGGCGGTAGACAACATTGCCGAGCAGAACCTTCCAAAGAACGTGAAGGAAGTTGCAGAGCCAGTCTTGGAAGTCCGCTACAAGTACGCATGGGCCACAGGATTCAGCAACAAGGACAAAGGCTCGAGCCGTGAGTTCTGCAAGGTGATGCTTGACTTAGCCGGGCAAGGCAAGGTTTACACGAGGGAGGACATCGACGGGATTTCTGCGATCATGGGATATTCCGTATGGAATCGCAGAGGCGGTTGGTATCACACTCCAAGCGGAGTGAATCGCCCCCAATGTCGGCATGTATGGGAGCAGCAGTTGGTAATCCGTAAAGGCAATAAAATCACGAAGGCATGAAGGCACTATTCATAAGCGAAGAAACGCTGCTGGACAACTCGATAATCAACGAGAACGTATCCTACACCCAAATCCGTCCAACGGTCATCAAGGTGCAGGAGATGCGGATTCAGCCCATCGTTGGCTCTGCACTCTACGGGGAACTGGTTACGCAGGTGGTCAGCGGTTCAACGTCTGCACTCAACCAAACGCTCTTGGAGGACTACATTCAGCCGGCTATGATTCAGTGGCTTTACTACGAATTGCCCATGGTCCTTGCGTTCAAGTACATGAACAAGGGGATGGTCCGTAGAACGAGCGAAGAGTCCTCACAAATGAGCATGGAAGAGATTACCCGGCTGACCGACAAAGTGAAGAACGATGCGGAGTGGTACTCCGAACGCATTACTCGCTACCTCATGGAGAACCGCAACTCCTATCCGCTTTGGAACTCGCCTCCATCTGCTTTGGATACCATCTACCCGAACGCTACCAACTACCGAACAGGGATGGTCTTAGACCGCAACAGGCGAATGGGAATCAGCAACTTGGATTACCCCTACCCCTACGGACAATTCGGGGCGTGTAACGACTGCTAAGCATGGGAGCGCATAAAAAAAACATACTGAAACTGCAAAACTATGTCTTGGATAAAAATCAAGCAAGCCCTGCTGGACCTTGCAAATGCTCATCCTCAGGTCAACTCCTTCGGGACGGGCGACCCGTTGGCGATAGGAACGGACAACACCATCAACCTGCGAACCCCAAGCCGTGAACGCATCGTCTATCCGCTCGTTTTTGCGGACGTTCAGTCAGCAACTACTGACGCTGGGACTTTGGACTTGGTGGTTGGGGTATATTTTAGTGATAGAGTTGAGTCCATTAAGCCGATGGGCGGAGTGGTTTCAGGCAGCCCTACGCTGGGTTGGCAGGACAACGAGGACGAGGTCTTAAGCGACCAGTTGCAGATAGCACAGGACTTCATTTCAAGCCTTACAAACGACCCAAGCGAGGACTGGACCCTTTCATCCAGCGTGAGCCTTACACGCTTTGTAGAGAGCCGGGACGACCGCACCGCAGGGTGGCAGGCGACGATGACATTTGAGATTCCTTACTCTCACTCCGTTTGTGAAATTCCAGTCTAATCTACATTTACAATTAAACGCTAAAAAATGCCTACACCCATATTGCAACAAATGCTCGGCCAAGGTGGTACGATGGAGTTTATCAATGGAACCGTTACCGGGAAGAACTACGACTTCCTTGTAGTCAACACCGCTGCGACTTTCACGACCCTTACTGGAACTGGAAGCGAGAACCTGCTAACCGCTTACAACTTTTCGGGGGCTTCCATATCCGCTGGCATCGTGATAAGCGGTCGCAATGGCGGCAAGATTACTGCGGTAACTCCAAGCGTCGGTTCGGTTATCGGTTTCACATTCCTCTAAGCGATGCTAATCGGCTACGGCTACGGCTATCCAACCAACCAACTGCTTGGCGGTGGCAATCCGTTTTGGCTTGCCTTCAACCAACGTGCAGACGCTGACGGGGCTTTGCCTGCCGAGGCTGCGGTCAATGGATGCCTCCAAACCCGATTCCTTAACTCCTTCCAATCATACGCTTTCTTCGTCTTTTATTCCAACTCTTGGCAGCCGTTTATGCAACGGGCGAATACCGACTCGGCTGACGCTGCGGAGGTTCGCTTCATCAACTGCCTCGAAGTCCGAATGTATAATCTTTTAAACGCATAGCAGATGCCTGCAAGCCCATCATTACTCATCGTCCCTGCTCGCTTCAAGACGGGCAAACTTTACACCCAAATCGCTACGACTTCGGCTGGCGTTGTATTGGCAAGTTCGGGGGACTTCAACGTTACCCGTGCAACGACTGCGACCCGATTCAATTCGGCTGGCTTCATTGAAAGCGTTGCAAGCGGTGTGCCTCGCTTGGATTACTACACCAGCGGAGGAACGGCTGGCTGCCCTGCTCTCTTGGTGGAGGCGAGTGGGTCGAACTTGGCGTTGCAGAGTGAGAATTTTACAACAACTTGGGGGGCAGCCAGTTTGAATATAACGAGTGGGTTTACATCACCAACCAACAGCAACTTAGGGGCATTAATTGAGGCTTCGGCAGTGGGCGGTCGTTTGCGTCAATCCGTAACTTTGACAAGTGGCGCAACGCTTGATTTTTCTTGCTTTGCTAAACTCGGAACATTATCCAGCGGTGTGTCCTTGGTTTTTCAAGATGGAACCTCTACAAACTACACATCAGGCGCTTGTCAGGCTTTCCGCTTAGATACTGGACAATTAGCATCAAGTGGCTCAACGGGTGCTGGATTCACCGTTGTTCGGTCGGGCATTGAGAATTATGGCAATGGATGGTATCGGTGTAACCTTGCGGTAACAATGGGCTATACCCCTGCTGCTCCGAATATAATGATAAGACCAACGGCGGCACTTACATCAAGCATCCCTGTAACCGTCAGCGGAGACACTTGCTACATCTTTGGCGCACAACTTGAAACAGGCTCCATCGCCACCTCCTACATCCCCACAACTACCACAAGCGCAACACGCAACGCAGAGGTAATAACCCTATCAGGAGCAGTCAGCGGATGCATCGGGCAGACGGAGGGGACGATTTATTTGGAAACAGATGCACTTGTTAGCGGGGCAAGTGATTTATTTTGCTTTGCAAGGGCCACAACGAATACTGTATCGATAAGCAAGAATTCTACCAATATAATTCAAGCCACCGTATACACATCTGGCCCATCGCCAGCCTTAACTATAGCAGCATCAGGCACCGTGTCAGGAAATCTGAAAATAGCGGTTGCATACAAGACTGGCGAAAGCGCTTTGTATATCAATGGGGTTCCAATTGGGACGAGTTCAACCGCATTCTCTTTTACTGCTGCATTAACTGAGATTAACATAAACTTGACTGGATTTTTTGAGGGGAGAGGCAACCAAAGGATTAGTGCCTTATCCCTCTACACCACTCGCTTAACCAACGCAGAACTCGCTGCCCTTACAACCCTCTAACGATGGCTACCTTCCGAAAATACGCATTCCCCAAGCAGGCCGACGCTGACAAGGTGCTGGCTCTCTGCACAGGCACGACCGCTGCGGTGGCCCTCGGAGTCTTGGATAAGTTCATCGCCTACGACATTCTTTGGGAGGGCGACGCACCCGAAGAGGCCACCCAGTACGAAACTTGGCCCGAACCAGTCGGAATCCACACCTTCGCAGGATGGGACGAGCAGTACGCAGCCGACTACGAACAACACAAATCTTTATGAAACTCTTTCGCAAACGCAACTCCGAAACCCCAAAACTCCCAATAATGAAATCAGCAGTCATCGCTTTACTCCGCCACCTGTTAACCTTTATCGGTGGAACCCTTGTTGCCAAAGGCATCATCGATGCAGCCACGCTCACCGAAATTATCGGTTCCGTATTGACCTTGTTGTCAGTTGGTTGGATGGCCTTGGATAAAACAAAGGGCGAGCCGAACAAGTAATGAACCTAATAGAAACCACCATCGTCGGGAGCGTTGCAGCAATCGTCGGGGG